ATTGCATTCGTTTTTCCAGCGTTAATGTACTGGTGCGATAAATGGGAACGAATTGCCACAGAAGAAAAACTGCACGACAAAAATTCAAAATAGAGTATAAAAAAGTGGAGGTTACACAGTGACGGAAGATAGAAGAAAGAATTTAGAAAACCTTTCAAAAGAGCAGTTGCTTTATTTGCTTGAGCAATATTATGATGCGCATTTTCATACTAGCGTTGCAATTACTTCTGTGGACGAATCGGAAATTACACTGGCAGAAGGAATCGAGAAGATTAAAGAATATACGGCGAAAGCATATTTCTATTTGCTGGACGAGCATCTTGGCGACAGAATTGATTTTTTGCGTGGTGTTTTGACGCCGGAAGAATATAGGAAGATTGCGTTAGGAGAATAAGTAAATGAGGGATAAAGTAGAAGAGCTTAAAGCGGTTGCAAAAGAATATATCGGTGTGTTCACATGGTTTTTATTGAATGTTGCGGCGGTTGTGCTGATCGTTTTCGTCGGTGCATATGCTACATTTCTAAAACCGATTTTAAATGTTGTTTTTGCGTTCAGAAATGAAACGTTGACCATTTCGATGATATTTAATGAGGCTGTGAAAATTTTTCTTTTGTGTCCGCTTTCGCTTTTAGCAGGTATGTTCTGCTTGACTTTTCCGAATGATATGGAGAAAGGAGATGAAGATGATTGAGTGAAGTAAATGACTTTTTGAAAATTCTGAGAAACCATTTATTTGCGGTTCATCCAGATGAGTTACATAATACTTACACGCCGGAAGCCATTATGAAAATGTGTGAAGAAATCGCGAGTAATATGCCGAACAAAAAATGTAGCATGGTTGTAGATTTTGATGATGATGGCGAAGTTTATTTCGAATGGAAGAAGAACGGCGTGCGTAGAAAATTTGATTCAAGCAGTGTAATTGAGGCGTGTGAAAAAATGTGTTATGCGGCTCCTAAGCTGACAAAAGATAACAAATGGAAATGTCCAATGTGCGGATGTGAATTTAATGCGCATTTTTGAGGAGAAATAATGAGAACAAGAATTAAACAGTATAAGCCCGGCGGGTTCTATTACGGACAAGTTCTCTTAGTATCTGGCGTCTGGAAAACTGTAACCTCTGGATGTTTTACAAAGTGGGGATGCCACAGGGAACTGGACGAGTGGGAAAAGCACCATGAACTTGAGTTTGAATCACAGGAGGATGAGAAACGAAAACTTTTATAAAAAGAGTTGTATTGCTGGTTTCTATTCTGACGATTTGGAGTATTGCAGCGAAACATGTAAATCCTTTGTTCGTTCCAGCGCCGAAAACTGTGTTTGTCGATCTAATTTCTATGATTAAGACAGGACAACTTGTAAAAGCAATAAGATACTCATTTCTAAGAATTACGATCGCCACATTCGTTTCTGGAGGAATTGCATTTCCAACGGCACTTCTAGTCTACAATTCAAAAATTGCAAAAGACATTTTAAATCCCATTATTGGAATTATGAGATATATTCCGGTCACAGCGTTCTATCCGCTTTTAATTATGTGGTTCGGAATTGGAGAAATTATGAAGGTTGTATTCCTATTTATTGCAACTTTTGTATATATGATGCCGTCTGTTGTGCTTTGCTTAGAAGAAATTAATCCAGATTTGATTGATACTGGGCTAACGATTGGAATGAGCAAGATCCAAACAATTTGGAGAATACAGATTCCAGCGATTCTTCCCGGCGTCATGAATAGTTTTATCATGATGTACGGTATTGGATTTACATACATATCGGTTGCAGAAAGTATCAACGCCAAATATGGAATCGGTTATACAATACAGCAGTCTTCGTCGAGAGGAAGAACGGATTTAGTGTTTATGGCAATTATTGTAATTGTGATTATCAGCATTATCTTTGATTTTTCTGCAAAATGGTTAGTTAGGAATATTTTTAAATGGAGATATATTGATGATTGAACTAAAGAGTTTATATACCGGATATAGCAGAGACAAACCATTGCTGCAAAATTTTAATTACAGGTTTGATAATAAAATCTACGGAATTCTAGGGGAGTCTGGATGTGGAAAAACCACTCTTTTAAGAACAATCGCAGGATTAACAAAACCTTTAAGTGGAGACGTATTAGTAAACGGAGAATATGTTACTAAAGCAAGTAAAAATAACGTTTACATGATGCATCAAAATTACACGTCGTTTGATTGGCTGAAATGTCTGGACAATATCCTTATTGCTAAGAGAGTAAAAGGAAAAGTAACGACAGAGGATGTTAGCAAAGCAAAAATGATGATGGATGTCGTAGGTTTGAGCGGAAACGAGTATAAGTATCCGAAGCAGTTGTCTGGTGGAATGCGACAAAGACTTGCGCTTGCCAGAACGTTGTTTATGAGTCCAGAAATTTTGCTTATGGATGAGCCGCTATCTGCGTTAGACGTGGATACAAGATGTAGGATGCAGGATCTTATTATGGATCAGCACCAAAAAACGAATAATACGATAATTATGGTTACGCATAGTGCGGAAGAAGCTAAAAAAATGTGTGATCTGATTATAAAATTTTAATGTCTAGGAGGACAGAGATGGGATTTAAAGATTTTTTTGTTGAACGAGTTCCAGAAGAAAAATTGGACGAAGAATGCAATTACGATGTTGAGGATGAAACCATCCCGGTAGAGCTTGATTCGGTAAATACCGATTCGCTTATTGAGGATATTTACACTCAAAACGAACTTCTTGATAAGTCTAAGTCGATTTTTAAAGTTGAAGACTTAATCAATTCCCTTCCAAAAGAGATGGTTACTGAAACAAAAAGAACATCAGTTTTGGCTACACTGGGAGTTTTCGGGCTTACAGTTACAGATGTGAATCTGGATGGAGAAAAAAGAGTTGAGACATTGAAAAGTGTTCTTGAAAAAATTCTGATCGACGGAAATGACGAAATTTCCAATAGAGATTCTGAAATCGAGGATCATAAAAAGGAAATCGCACGTCTAGAAAAAGAAGTTTCGGATAAGAGAGCAGAAATGAAAGATTCTGAAACTATTATCAATGCGGAGATCGGAAGAATTTCTGGACTAATTAAATTTGTTGAAGGAGGAGCGGAATAAGTGGAACTTGGAAAGTTAATTTTTGCCGCAGTCGTATTTCTCATTATTTTAATCTTCATCATGTTTCCGGAAGCAAGAACGTTATTTTCCGGGATTACAAGGGTGTTTATTAAGGATATGGCATCGACTCCAGAGGGAGCTGCAGCTATTTACAGTGAAAAAATCGATCAGGCGCAGGACAGATATAACAAAGCGGATAACGCTTATCGAATTGCTGCCGGGAAACTGAGTAATGCGCAGAGAGATATGAAAAATCTGAAAGCAAAGCTGGAAAAGGTCGAATCGGAATGTGAATCACTTGTAAAGGCTAATAAGATGGATCTGGCTCAGTTAAAGGCGGACGAACATGAGGAAATTATTTCTGATATTGAACGTTACAAGGAGTTGATTAAAGCTTACGAAGACGCCGCCAATACAGCGAAAGAGGCGCAGGAAATGTGCGAGAAGAATCTCAGAAAGCTGAAACGCGAGAGCAAAGAAGTAGTTGAAAACATGAAGGTGAAAAAACAGTTGCAGGAAGTCTACGACGATATGGACGAGCTGAAAAGTGTTACAGCCACAGATAAGCTGTTGGATACAGTTCGTGATAAAAACAAGGACCTCGATGCGATTGTGGAAGGTTCTAAGGTGGTACACAACAACAAAATGTCTACAAAGCTTTCAAAAGCAGAGGCTGAAGCCAAGAAAAATAGCAGCAACGCCTACTTAGAAAGTTTAAAGAAAAAATACAATAAATAAGGAGAAAAAGGAAATGAGTAAAAGATTTAGACTTACGAAGGCTTCGAAAATTCTAATCGTAATTTTAATCGTGGCTTTAATTGGCGGAGGTGTTTTGGCCGGATTGAAAACTGGTTTTATTAAGACCAAGACTGCCGCTTCTAGCAATGTGAAGGAAAACGTCGCAGCAGCTAATAAGGACACATCCTCTGATTCCGGAACGCCATCCAGTGAAAATTCTACGAAAAAGACCGACGGAGACACAACAATCAATCTGTCTTTGGATGAATGGACGGGCTGGAAGTCAATTATCGATGGCAACCAGGGATTAACTACGCAGCCCGGATCTATCTACGATAAGCTTGGTATCAAAGTAAACATCAATATCATCAACGACGCAACACAGTCTAGCAACGCTCTTATTAAAGGCGATCTGAATGCTGCGGGTTATACGATCAATAGAACGGCATTCCTGTCCCAGAAATTTACCGATGCTGGAAAAGAAGTGGTTATGCCGTTTATTACAAACTATTCCAATGGTGGCGACGGTATTATTGCAAAATCCTCTATTCAATCCGTGAATGATCTTGTTGGCGCAAAGATTGGTGTTCCAGAATTTTCTGAGGCACAGACTCTAGTTGTTTGGTTTGTGAACAATTCTGATCTGTCTGACGAGCAGAAATCTGAGATTATTAACAATCTGGTTTTATTTTCCACTGCTGACGATACCGCAAAAGCGTTTTTCGCCGGACAGGTAGACGTGGCTGCCACATGGGAGCCTTATCTGACTCAGGCTCAGAATATGACTGATGCACATGTTTTATTTAGTACGGCAAGTTCTACGAATCTTGTAATGGACGGCATTCTGTTCGACAAGGAATTCGCAGAAGCACATCCCGATGTTGTGGAAAAGTTTATCCAGGGTGCGTTAGAGGCTTCTTCTATGTATGATACCGAGTTTGATGCTGTAAGAGAAGTAATGCCGATGTTCAACACTGCATCCGACGAAGATATTATTGCAAGTACAAAAACAGCAAAACTGACAACATGGAAGGATAATTCTGATCTGCTGAATGGTACAGCAAAAACGATTTATTCGGATATGTGTAACGTATGGACTTCTATTGGAGAAAGTGTAAATGCAAGCCTTGTAGATGCAATTTTTGACGATACATATATCGCTGCGATTGCGGAAAACTTCAACACAACAGAAGTATCCAACACAGAAACTGCGAAAGTGACAGAAGAGAATAAGCAGACGATTGAGGATACTCAGGCGCTTCTGAGCGGTTCCGCATCTGTAACTTTTGAAAAGAATACCGCGAAGTTTTCTGATTCTGCGAGTGCATCCGAAGAACTGGATAAGTTCATTAACATCGCAAAGGTTCTTGACGGCGCAATTATTGAGATCGCCGGTAATACCGACCCGAATCCAAACTCCGATCCGTTAGACGAGTA